TAACTCCACTAACTCTATTAACTACCTGTCGATCCTATTTCGACCCCATCAAAAATACATTCCCAGTTTATCAGCCTGTTGCTTCTGTTACACAGTAAGCAGAATGTATTTTTGGTGGAGTCGCCGGGTACCGCCCCCGGGTCCAGTATAGCGTTTGAATTGCTTCAACGTTACAGTTATATTTATAACACTCTTATGCTAGAATGTCAAGTTCTTTTTTTGCTTTTTCTTTAGGAGATTTTTGTTTGATAGGTTCAAGCCAACTGTCAGCAATGTATGCTTTGGGACTTGGCCCTAATTGAATGTTAATATCGTCTGCTTCAATCCACCAAAAATGATCATTTACAATACAAGTACAAGTCATGCCGAACGCTTCGAACTGTTCGCCTTCTTTAAACTTGCCAATGTATTCTGATACTTTGACTATTCTTCCAATGTTTTGTGAATTGATTGAGAATTTGATTACGGCTAGGTCGCCTGGACTACACTTCATTTAGACTCTTTTGATATTGCTTGCGACAATCTTGCCGCGGAACTCTACTTCTTCAAAAGTAAGAGCCATGCCTTCGGTGATAGAATCTTCTGTAATACCAGCATTTTTGAATTCGCTGATATGTACAAAGATATCTGCTTTGGATCCTTCAGGATCGGGTGTAATGAATCCAAATCCTTTAATAGGATTGTACCATTTAAGTTTACCGTTGTTCATAATATTATTGTACCCTCTTTATTAATGTATTTATGATTTAATCATAAAAATAAGCGTAGTGCAGTATAAAAAATGCACTACGCTTACTTAGAGGTTATAGTGCGTTTTTGCGCTCTTGGATTTCTTTTCTGCGCTCTTTGCTTAGTTTACCGATGTCGCCAAGTGCTTTACGTGCTCTTGCGGCCGCGGCTTTTACATTTTTAGAATCAAATGCTTCTGATTCTGCAATATACGCTTCGTAAGATTCAATGATCTTATTGTGTAGGTCTGACATATCTTTCTCCTGTTATGTGTTTGTAAATCGTGCTCCAAAACTTTGCTACTGGAATGNCATGCGTATACTCATCCTTGTTATACTCATGCTCAACAATAATTGAATTTAGTCCTAGTTTTTTACCAACTAGAGCATTTTCAATTTTGTCTTCAATCCACCAGGCCCCAGAACCTTCATACTTTGCAAGTGCTTCGTCTTTGTCTGCACCTGTAGGTAAAAAGGTAATGTCGGAGATAGTTCCTTCACCAAATAGTTCATCAAGATTCATTTGACGTAACATCTGGGCAGGTTTATCTTTATGTAAAGAGGTAATTGCTTTGAACTCATAGCCTTGTTCTTTTAACGCCTTTACTACTTCTACGCTATCTCTCAAAGGATCTAAAAAGCGAATCCATGCAGATCGATTAAAGTATTCAATTAAGAACTTTCCTTTTGCTTCATCNATTGCTTCGCCGTCTAGTCCTTCAAACCACTCATGTACTTTGTACTTTGTGGTGTCTTTTTCTATAACGCTTTCTAACGCTAGAAACTGTACAAACCCATTTTTCCAATCAAGTACTACGCCATCGCAGTCAATAAGAATTAATTTACTACTCATTATGTTACAATTCCTGTTGTTGCTTCAGTATACTTGGNTGCCATTGTCTTTTCAGGAGTTGCAACGCACAAAATACTAGACTTTGGAAGGGTGATATCGCTATCCTGATCCATAGTAATCATAAATTGTCCTAGTACCATTCCTTGGGGACTCTGTAATAGACTTAAAGGTTTGTGGCAAACATATGCATCGTCTTCAATTTTATCAATTCGGGTCATTANTTCTTCCCCAGTGATTAATTTCATCGATACAGTGTCGCCTTTTTTAAAGGGTGTTTGTACTAACATATTATAAAGTATCTCCTGTGCCGGTATAGCCTGTTTCTTCAATATATTGGGCTAACTCTTTGTAGCCTCCTATATACTTACCGGCTAAGATAATTTGTGGCACAGATCGTGGCTGTGGTAAACCATTTGCTTCGAACTCTTCTGTAAGTTTTTCTACGCTGATGTCTGCACCAACTTGTACAGTTTCATACGCAATTTTACGATTGTCTAATAGTGCTTTTGCTTTATCGCAAAAAGGACACATGGGTTTTGAGTAAACTACTGTTCTCATAATTTAAAGCCTTTGAATTGATCCTTTTCNACATCCTGCTTAACGCCGCCAATAATATAAGATTCAACTTCTGTTTCTTGAGGTGCTACTTGTAGTCCGGCACTTGATAACCAGTGTTGTGTCCAAGGTAGTGGGTTAGTATTAATTGGGCGATCATANATTGTTTTCAGTCCAAGTGCTTTCAATCNCTTGTTAGCAATAAACTCAACATATGCATGAAGCAAGTTTTCGTTTAGTCCGATAATAGAACCGTCTTTGAACAAATAGTCTGCCCAACGCTTTTCTTCATCAACACAGTCTCTCCACATTTGATAAGTTTCTTCTTCGCACTCTTTTGCGATTTTAACAAAGTCTGGATCGTCGTCACCTTTAGCCCAATGCTTTAGGATGTGTGTTGATAAATTCAAATGTGTTGCTTCGTCACGAGCAATAAGTGAAATAATCTTTGCTGAACCTTCCATAAGTTTAAGTTCACCAAACGCAAATGTACATGCAAAACTTACATAGAAGCGTAGTCCTTCTAGAATGTTTACAGTCATCATTGCTTTGTACAATGCTTTCTTAACATCATAAACGTTGCCTTGGCCTTTGTTAAAAAAGTTGTTAGCAACGTCATAAAATTCGTCGTAGTATTTTGTAACGCTTTCAGCACGTTCGATAATTTTCTCGTCGTCTAAGATAGTATCAAATACTTCACTAGGATTTGCATATACATTTTTAACAATGTGCGTATACGAACGTGAATGGATTGTTTCAAAGAAGTCCCATGCAACAATGCAACTTTCAAGTTCAGGTAGTGAACAATACGGCAAGAATGCCAAGCACGGTCCACGTCCTTGTACACTATCAAGAAGTGTTTGATACTTCAAGTTAGCAGTAAAGATATGCTTCTGTTCCGGACGAAAGTCTGCATAGTCGCCACGATCTTTTTGTAACGATACTTCTTCCGGACGCCAAAAATATCCAAGCATAGTTTGATTTAGTTTATCAAACTCTGGAAATTTAAACGTGTCGTAACGCTGTGTGTTACCGTCTTCACCAAAGAACATATGCTCCTTCGTGAAGTCTACTTTGTTTTTATTAAATACTGTCTTCGCCATGATTTTTCCTCTGTGTCTCTCACTATAACTTATACTATAGTCGTGTTGTACTTATGTCAATCATTAAATTGCGCAAGAATCACAAAATTCATCATCTGCATTACCATTTAGTTGTGACGGTACTTCAACTACGATCTCTTCTTCTTTTGCTTCAGCATCATCTTCCATGCCCTTAAAATCATAAGTGTTTTGATAGTAACTTGTTTTCCACCCATACTTGTAAGTAGTAAGTAGATCGTTAAACATTACACTCATTGGAACTTCGTTGTCCTCGAAGCGTGTTGGATTGTAACTCCAATTGCCACTGATTGCTTGATCGAAGAACTTTTGCATCATTGCTACTACATTGATGTAACCTTCGTTGCTTGGCATATCCCAAAGCAATGTGTAATCTTTTTTCAGTGTTGTAAATTGTGGAACAATCTGCTTAAGAGGTCCTTTCTTTGACTTCTTAATGGACAAGAATGCTCTAGGCGGTTCGATTCCGTTTGTTGCGTTTGACACAATGGAACTACTCTCCGAAGGCATTTGTGCGGACAATGTGCTGTGCCGTAAGCCGGTTTCTTGAATAGAGTGTCGTAAAGTATCCCAATCATAATTTAACTTAAACTTTCCTAATTCGTCAATGTCCTTCTTATATGTATCAATAGGAAGAATTCCATCAGCGTATTTAGTGCGATTAAAGTACTCACATGCACCACGCTCTTTAGCAAGTGTGTTACTTGCTTTCAGTAAGTAGTACTGGAATGCTTCACTCAAGTCGTGTACAAGTTTCCATGCTTCTTTGTCTGCATACTGTACACCATTACGAGCAAGGTAGTGTGCTAATCCAATATAGCCTACACCTAGTGAACGTCTTGCCTTAGTACTAATCTCAGCGGCCTTAACTGGATACTTCTGATAATCAATAATTTCATCTAATGCTCTTACTGCCAAGTCACAAAGTTCTTCTAGATCGTCTAAGTCCTTTAAGATACCTACGTTAATTGCTGACAAAATACAAAGTGCAATTTCACTTTCGTTATCATCAATATGTTGCAGTGGCTTAGTCGGAAGTGTAATTTCTTGACACAGGTTACTCATGTATACTGTGTCTTTGAATGAACTATGTGTATTAGCATGATCAACATTCATTAAGTAGATACGTCCAGTTTCTGCACGTTCTTTTAATAGTTCGCCAAACAACTCCATTGCTGGAACTTTTTTAGTTCTAATGTCTGTACGCTTTTCGTATTTTACATATAACTTTTCAAATTTATCTTGATCTGCATAAAATGCTTCATANAAGTCTGGAACATCGTGTGGCGAGAAAAGAGTAATGTCGCCGCTAGATAAAAGTCGTTCGTACATTAACTTATTCAATTGGATTGAATAGTCTAGTTTACGCACACGGTTATCTTCTGTACCTTTGTTATTTTTCAGCACAAGGATATCGCTAATTTCATANTGCCATAATGGAAAATGAACTGTAGCACTACCGCCACGTACACCATTTTGTGTACAACAACGTACCGTTGATTCAAACTTCTTTAGGAACGGGACAACACCTGTGTGTGCTACTTCTCCGCCTCTNATTTTTGCGTTGATTGCNCTGATACGTCCTGCGTTGATTCCNATACCTGCTCTCTGGGCAGTATAACGTCCGATAGCCATATCGCTACTAAAAATGGAATCGAGAGTATCGTCAGTATCAACAAGAACACAACTAGCAAACTGGCGCAAAGGAGTTCGTACACCAGCCATAACGGGTGTGGGGATGTTGATCTTAAAAAGTGAGGTCGCATCGTAATATCTCCTTACATAGTACATACGTGATTCTTTAGGATAGTTAGCAAATAACGTTGCCGCAATCATCATGTACATGTGTTGTGGTGTTTCAAACAGTTGTCCTGTTGAACGGTCTTGACAGAGATATTTGTCAACTACTTGNCGCAAGCCTGCGTAAGTAAAGTTTTCATCACGGTTGCGTTTAATATAATTGTCCAACTGCAACAGTTCATCATCTGTGTACTTTTCTAAAATTTCTTTATCGTATACACCGCGTTCAATGTTTAACTTAATCATGTCAAGAAGTGTCTTGTTATCAAATGCGCCGTAAACATCTTTATATGTTGCATACAAAAGTAATCGTGCCGCTACAAATTGGTAGTTNGGGTTTTCAAGTGTAATCAAATCGTTCGCTGATTTAACCATAATTTCTTGAATTTCTTTTGATGTCATNCCATCGTANAACTGAATGTGCGAACTCATCTCTACCTGACTTGGACTTACATTTGCCAATCCCTCACAAGCAAATTCTACNACCTTGTGAATTTTGTTAACGTCGAGTGGCTCCTTGCGCCCATCGCTCTTAATAATATTAATATTTGACATGATTTTCTCTGACTTCCTTCTGTATTTTTGTTTAATATTTATTGGTCACGCTTGACTGGATATACCTTTTGTGATATCCAAGTATGTGGCACTTCCATTCTGTTAAAAACGGCTCTACTGCTAGGGTTAATCACCTTGTCATCAACTGCTAACAGCATAAAAGTTTCGTTACTTTCGTTATCCGTACTTATATGTATCTCAAACTCGCTCTCAGAAAACCGTTCAGTTAATTGTAAAGTATAACATATTCCACAGATAATGCAAGTATCTGTGTAACCATTTCTGTCAATTAATTGCCACGGTCCGGGCCAAGTCTTTTGATCCCACATATCTACTTCTTTGTTAGAAATTCGCGGTGCAAGAGCATATGCAGTTATTGCGTCTAGGAAAGGATTATCACTGTACTCAATCTTCTCACGTAATGACCGCCAGTGCTTTAATCGTTCTTCAAATACTTCTGAAAACATTTTTATCTATCTTTTAATTTTTGATTGTGACTTTATACGAGAATGTCGCATCTTCTGAGTTTACAGTATTTTTCATTTTGACACCTACTGTATCCATTACTGTATCGCCGTTAAGATCTAAAAGTTGTCCTTTTAACTCTAACGTATCGGCAAAGTTACTTTCTCCGTTAAAGTTGTACTCGTCGGAGTATGATATTGTATTAGTTGACTTGTTTACAACAATTTCTAATGTACCTTCTCGCATAGCATCTACTTGGTTACTCTTGTATACATAATCGATTTGGTATGTTCTTGAAAAGTCACCCGGTAGTTTAAAGATAGTTTCAAATGCGTTCTGTTGGTTAGTACTCAGTTGCGAACTGTATTCATATCCTACATGGATTGGACCTTCAACTTCTGAAATGTAAGGAATTGTATTAAATGCAACGTCTAATGACAAATCGTTTGTTCTTGAGAACCAATCGTTTAATGACACGTTCTTATCAACAAAACTCTTAATAATAGTATATGCTACTGCGGCACTAGTACCGCCGTTGTTTCCTACNTTGTTAAACTTGTTGCTGTGNCTAGTATTGTATTGGCCTGTTTCAAAAATAATTGCGTTCTTGTCAATGTCNCTAAAAATAGAGTTTTTAAAGAGGTTTCTTTCTGGACCAGTTTGTTGTCCNTGTGCACCANTGTTAGTATTTTCACCAAGGTGGACAGCATATCCCAAACTGTCAAAAATACAGTTATCAAAAGAATTTTCATAAACATCATCGTCTGCTGTAATTCCGTAGCCCCAACCGACAATAGTTACATGGTTAAATGTATTATTAAAGCAACCGACAACAGTACTAAGGTTTTCCATTGTTACTGCTTTATGCAAGTTACCGGGAGTATCACCTGTTGTCCAATTACTTTTAATAATTAAATCTTCAAAAGAACTGTCTTTACAGTTTACTAACTTAATACCAATATTGTTAATCGCCAATGATTCAAGTGTCATACCGCGTATCTCAATATGCTTTGCTTGGTTAAGTGAAGTAGTCGAACTTACATCTGCATAGTTTCCGGGAGTACTGGAACCGTTAATTGTTTCGAAAATAGGAAAGTCTGCTGTTTGTCTAATAATAGTTTTGTCCGCACCAGCGCCTATAAGTGTTACATACGGAGGAATCTTAATACTGTTAGAAATAACATATGTGCCGGCTTCAATTCTTAATTGCACCCTGCTCTGCGAATTTCCTTTTGTTGCTGTGTTAATATACACCTGGTCGATTGCACGTTGTAACACTAAAGTTTGATCAGTGCCGTCGCCAGTGCCGCCGAATGAACGGATGCTTACAATATCGTCTAGTCTTTCTTGGAGTGTGCGTCTAATAGGTCCACTTACAGTAGCACCAGTTTGAATCTCTCCTGCTTTGTATGTGTATTGGTCTGCTAGTGTAAACAAATTATCATTTTCAGTTAATACTTTGGTATTCCCAACAGCCGGTGATCCTTCACTTACTGCGCCGTTACCAATGTAAAGTTCTTGTGAATCAACAGCCCAGCCAAACTCCCCACTTGCTAATTGCGGAATTCCTGAACCAGTGTTCTTGCGTCCTCGACGCACCTGAATTTTTGATATTTGCACTACTGCCACTAGTTTACTCCTAATTTGTTATTAGTATTTATGCGAACTTATCGTAATAGGAGTAGACCCTATCCCACCATTTTGATTCCCATTCGGCAAAGTCATCTGGCCATAAATCAAACTGTTGATATGTTAAATCACGGCAACATACAAAGATGTGTCCCTCTTTAATGTCAGTACCGTAAATCTCATTGTGTGCCAATGCATATGCTGTTAGTTGCAAATAGTAGTCTTCAACCCACTCTGCTTTTTTGGGCTTGTTAGATTGTTTGAAATCCATAATTGCAGGTTGTCCTTTGTATGTTCCTACAAGGTCTGTAGTACCTGCATAGATCTTAGGATGAAACAAGTTAATTTCACTGCCCCAAATTTCATCTACATCTGCTAGTGCATTCTCACGGATCTGTTCTGCCATCTTGTGTGCTTGCTGTGCATATGGATTACTTCCTGGGGTAGGCCATTCACCAAACTCAATGTAGTCTTCAAGATACTTGTGCATCCTTGTACCAACACTAGCGGCCTCAGTGACAATCTCTTGTGCCTTCTTTTCGCCTACACGCTTCTTCCATGCAATTAGGTGTGTCATGTCCTTTGTTTTACTAAGGATAGTTGTAACACTAGCAACAGCATTACCATCAGGACAAGCATACAGGCGTTTGCCGTCAATTTGCTTCCTGTCAATTTGTGCGTAGTCAAACTTCTTTTGTATTAATGTCAAAATTATTTCCTTGTATATTCAATATCATAAACGACAGTCCGTCGAATACTGTCTGTTGGGTAAACACCGTGCCACACTCTACCATCAAGACAAACTACTCCGCCTGCTTCACTTGGAAAATGTTGTGGATGCTGATACCCATCTTGTTCGGGCATTAATGAAAATAACATTCCATTAAATTTATTTTTTGTGTTATGGAATACAGGCACATCGTCTAAATGAATCACTGCACTAAATGTATTCTTGTTCATATCACCCTGATGTACATGAAGTCCTTGGTACCCACCCTTTTGGTAGTAGATGATCCACGACTCAATAACTTTAAAATCAGTAATATCTTTAAAGGCTAGTTGTTGCTCAAGCCAATCAAAAAACCTAGTTTGAATTCTTTGGTAATCCTGATTATCTTTGGGGATGTATATTTGTTCGCCATCTACAGTTGTCGTACCTGTGCTTTCGTCGTCAGCAATAATCTGATCGAACAGAACTTCAAACTCTTTGTATTGGGGGTAACGTGTTTGAAACGTCCACTGATTGGCAACTTCTTTGTAATTATGCATGTCCCTGACCTTTACTCATTACGTATACTATACAGTATATAAGTTATAAAGTCAAGTGTTTTTTTATAAGTGGATTATTGCATTGCGTTTGATGTTGCACTTTGCGCCATCTGATCTACAGTATTATCTGTGTCTTGACCTGCGTCTTGTGGCTCTTCGCCGCCTTTAAGTGTAACACCATCAGGGTCAAAGTTGTTTACAATGTCTTGGATTTGCGGATCTTGATCGTAAACTACTTTAAATGTTTCCTGGGAGTATTGCTCGTCACCCATGTTAGACATGTACTTGTTCAGTTCATCCCATGAAACTTTAAGTTTTTTGTTTTGTAATAATAGATTTAAGATCTTCAGCAGATTTGGGGAAGCAGACTCAATTACTTTTTTTTTGAGCCGCCCAGTAAAGTGCCTAAACGTCTTGAACGCTCAACTGATTCACGCTTCTCTCTACCCGCTTCTTCTTCGCCGCCTGTTGCTGGAGCCGCTGTAGCAAATTCATCTTCAGCAGGTTCTTCAGCAGGTGCTTCTGCGTCGACTGTTGGTTCCATTTCTGGATCTTCTGCAGGTACTTCTTCATCGCCCATAGCAGGTGCTTCACCTTCGCCTGTTAAGATGGCTACGCCACCAGTTAGTGCATCGCGTGTAGTTTCTAATGTTGTGAAAAGTTGTTCTAGTGCTGGCTTAACTGTGCCAATAAATGACTCTGATTGCTCACTGCCCATTTCGTCTCTAATCTTGTCACCAATTTCTAACATGGATTCTGTTTGCATCTCTGCTGTGTCTTCCATCCAACCAGTAACTCTGTCTACCATATCTTTGGCTGCCATAACAAGTGTTGCGGCTTCTTCGGCGCCTTCGGTAACAGTTTCTGCATCATCATCAATGTCTGCTTCAACGATGCTTGCACGTTCTTCAATTGCCTTATTAATAACTTTAAGGAACATATTAGTTTTCTGATAATTGTCGTCTGCTACTGCATCAAAAGATTCATTAGTTTCAATGTCGTGAATTTTAGTGCGCAATTTGTTTCTTGCGTCTTGTAATTGTTCTGTTGAAAATGATTCAACATTAACTTTCTCTCCAAATCGTTTCTCTAAACTCTCATTAAGAGTGTTAGTTGTGATCGGTTTATTAAAATGTGCAACTCTCATAATATTGTGTTCCTTTAACTATACTTATTTATCAAATATGTAGTCTTCTATCTGTTGTTTGAGCCTACGGCACTCGTCCAATGCAATATCATAACGCATTTCTGCCGAATCTCTGCGGATTTCATCGTCACTGTGTTCTAATGTATACTTATGAAATATCGCATCGTTATAGTATTTACTTAATTTAGCATCTAAATATTCAATCTTCTCTACATCACTACATTTATCTACTGCAATTGTGTGTGCTATTGCTAATGCTGTGGCTAGCGAGTACGTGTAATTATGATACTCTTTATCGGCTAGGTTGAAAATATGATATCCTTTTTTGTTTTTACGGACAACAACATTTTTTATTCTAATGCTATTTCCTTTTTTCACAGGGACAGGATAACGAGAAACACCGTCCTCGATAATTTCATTTAGATGTTGTATTACATCACGATTTGTAGGATTCATTTGCAACCACCAACATTGACCCATTCTTAACTACTTTACTTACTAATGCCTTACGTATAAGGCTTTCAATTATGAAACGTTCTCTTTCTGTAAACGAATGTATAGTACGTATTTCAGTTCCCATACGTTCGAGCATATCTCGTTCTTCGTTACTCATTTGAATAGTAAACTTGTTTAATAGTTCATTGATCTTCATTTACTATTGCACTCCGGCAAGTTGTTGTAAAATTGGATCTAAATCCTTTTTGTCATGGACTGTCTTTAGTGGTTCGCCAGGTTTGCGTTTTGGATTCTTAAGAGTTACTTCTTTACCTTTAACTTGGTCAATTTCAAACTCTTGCTCTTTTCCAGTTGCGTCTGGCATCGGTAGTTTTACACCAGGCTTTAATACCTGCTGTGCCATTTTACCAACGGCTTTGTCTTGTACTTTTCCTGCGGCTTTTTGTGCTAGTTTCTGTCCTGCACTCTTAGCGGCTTGACCAGCAACCTTAGCGGCGCCTTTAACAGCGGCCTTACCCATTTGGGCTCCAACCTTGCCAGCGGTCTTTGCCGCGGCTCCAACTGCTTTCGCACCCATCTTAGCCGCCATGCCTGCTGCCTTACCGGCAATAGCACCAATGGCTGGTAATACTTCGTCTAGTTGTTCTTCTGATAGATCAGGATAACGCTTACGTGCTAGATCTCTAAGTTCGTTTTCATTTAGTTGAAATTCATTGTATCTCATTAGCGTTTCCTTTTGCGTGACCTTGTTTTAGGTCTAACATTTTTTAAGTTGCGTCTACCCGACTTGTTAATTCTACTTAGCCGTTTTGAAGCACCTGATGTTCTCTTTGTTCTTGAGGATGCAATNNCCATTGCTGATCCNCGTTTTGCTTTTGCCTTCTTAAGGTTGATACTACTCTTAACTCTTTTAGGAGCGTTACATGTCGACGGACTAGCAACAATACGTCCTTTTCTAGTCCCCGAAGTACAACGATACTTGCGAACAAGTTTGTTGCCTTTGCGCCCCATAATCGATAATGCGCCTTCAGTAACCTCATCAAGTCTCATCTACGCTTACTCTTTTTATTCATACGTTGCACTCTAACACTTGCTGGATTAATACGTTTAGTACGCTTGGCCTTGCGAGCCATTCTAACTCCTAATCTAGCACGAGTCTTTTTCATGCGTATCTTTGCTTTGACATTTGGTGCCGCAAAGCACTGTCCTATTTTAGATACAATACGTCCTTTACGCTGTCCTGACCCACANCGATATTTGCGCACGACTTTTTTACCGGNTCGAGCCCATATTTGTTTTTCGTCAAGTGATATGGCAATTTCATTTACTAGCATAACACAAGTATTTAGCGTTTAAATTATGATTGGGATATTAGGATGACTACAATAGTAGATAGTAGTCCTGCAACAATAGTGCCAGCGGCACCAATTAATACTTTGATCATCGACTTGTTGCCGTTTGTGATGTCATTGTGGATGTCTTCAACTTTTTNTTCAATTTTGGTAAGGCGACCTTCTAAGACTTCGTAGCGTTGAGCGCATAAGTCTACGTGTGCTTCAAGGTTTTGTTTTTCTAATGGTGTTGCTTTTGCCATTTATTCTCTCCATGCAATTAGTTAAATTATCGTGCAAGGGGCCTAATGTTCGTACCTAAATTAAAATGTAAAGTTGCCTATTTCTTATATGTATTTAGTTGGGGTCACTGANATTATTATCTGGTAGTATAAAGAGTATGTTTATCAGTTCTTTGTCCTTGGTCCTAAACATATTGTTATTTACTTTAATAGTTTCATTTAGATCGGGTATAACTGGTATTAAATCAAAGTCATTAACTAATGTGCTATGATCGATGCCAGCGACTGCAAGTTCCAAGTCAAACTCAAATTCCCATACATTATGCTTGCCAGTATACTTGGATCCGAACCCTAGCCCTTTGACATCTACTTTACTAACAGTCGGGCCAACTTCATAGTAAGGATTAAAACGCATACTCAAACAGTTAAAGAAACTCATAAAGTTACTCTGCTGGTTAACATCACGTTTGTCATACGAGTTGTGCTTGTGNTTCTTAGTTTCAGTAATGTCTAGCAGTGTTTTAACTATAATCTTCATACTATTACTTATAGTCATAAAAAAAGCGCCACTTAAAAAGTGACGCTTTTAATGTGACGCCTGTTATAACATCACGGTTCCTAAGGTAGTTAGGATTTATTATGCTGGGTTCTGATCAAAATCAGCAACAAGTGCCATTGTTACACCTGCTACACCGCGGTAGTCGTCGCCTGCTGTTAGTGCGCCTGTACCTTGTACTGCAACGTGTGCAACGCCTGAACTTGTGTAAGCAACGCCTGCAATGCTTACTGCATCGTCTGTGCCTTCTACGCCGCCTGCTGTTAATGCTTGTACTACTGCATTAAGATCTGCAATCGCTGTAGTTGTGATTGCCGCTTTTGTTAGCGATAAAATACGTGTGCGTGGGCCAATGCCGTTGCCTGCAAGTACGTTTACGCCGTTTACTTTTGTGATTCCTGCCATTTTTTTTCTCCTGTTGTTAGTGAGATATATTCTCTCTTAAATGGACATCTTCGTTACTCTACGAAGTTGCTATTATTATTTAGTCTTTTTGGAAAAAATTACTGTTTATGCTGTTGTTTTGCACGTTTTTCAAGTGCTCGTAGCATACTAACAAAGGCTGGGCCGCCTTTTACAATATTATCTACTGTTGTAATGGCTGGCAGATATGCTTGTACGAACTGTTGCGGAATACTTTTACCGTCCTTTGCAAGTTCTAAAAACTTCTTAGCCATCATAAGATTTTTAGTTCCTACTAGGTATTTGTATAATGCTAGGTCTCTACCAGTAACAGTAATGTCTGGCACACTTACTGTTGGTTCTGGGTCGTTTACTTTAGAACTTTCTAAATCTCTTACTGCCGCAAGTTTCTCTAAGTATTCGATAATGTCACTTGAACGAAGTTTTGCTCGAACAGCAAACAACAAACGTGTTACTACTTTTTTCTTGTCACCGGTTGCTAGTCTATCTATGTTAAAAACATTTCGACGAATGTCTTTGTAGTCTGAGTTAGTAATGGCTAACGCATTTTCAATACGAACAAACACTTGTTGATCATCCATCGTAGTTGTTCGGCCTGTGCTTAGATTACTCAAGTAACGATTAAAATTCATAGTAGGTAACGTAGTCTTTTCACGTCTAGCCATTGCTGATGTAGGATCTTTTAGTTTATTAATAGCGTCCTCATCACCTGTAACAAAGTATGCAAAGTTATACAAGTCTGTATTGTAGGCTCTAAAATGTTTATAGTTGTCTTTGTCTATAGTCTTTTTAGCATAGCCAGAAGCAAATGGAGCAAACTGTGGATACTGTCTGAGTAGTTGTAACACTAGCATTGACAAGTATAATCTCTCGCAACAATCAGAATAGGTCAACACTCGTTGATTACTCGAATCGCGAGTCATTCTTGCTTCGTGAAGTTCTGCTAAAAAATCCATCAAGAGTAGTTACTCTTCTCGCGGCCTTGTGGCTTATACTTGTCTAAGAAGATAGCCTGCATTTCCTGTGGAGTTTTTCCTTTCAACAGTTCGGCTAAAGTATCTGACTGTTGAACGTCTGATGTAAATTGGCGTTTGACTTTACTGTCGTAATCAGCAGTTAAAAACATTTTAAGTGTAGATGCTTGGCTTGCTGTAATCTTATGCTCTTTGCCATCGTCTGTTGTAACTGTTTCAACTGGCTTTGGATTGCCTCTACTATCTAACACTTTCATTACTTGTGTAATCATTGGTTGTTGTTTAAAGCCTGGTGCTAGGTCATCATCCTTATCTAATTCTGAACCTACATTACCAAGATCTAAATCTCTCATATCGTCGTCAATTTCTTTTACTTTGACGTCATCTAACATTTCTTTAAGTTTCATAGTTTGCTCCTATCTCATTTGTGCTCGGTTAGCCGCACTAAATCCTCTGCGGTTAACAAGTTTCATATCCCCTTTTGGATCAGATAGCACATAGCCTTCTCCTCCGGGTTGTCCGTTGATTGATGCAACGACATCAGCATCTTGTGATTCAAGTTGAGCAATGATATTATCTTTAACTTTCATAATACCATTAACTACGTCCCACATGGCACTAAACGTATTAATGTTTTCTTTAATATATAGCATTAATTTCTGTTGCTTGGGCGCACTTACTTTAGAAGTGTCTAGCCATTTAATAAAGTCTTTGCCTAAGTTGTCTAGTCCTGTATCTACTTTGCTGTTAATATAGGAATAAAGTATCTTATCAAAGTCAGAGACTTTCATTGCTTTTAATTTTTCTTTGTCAAGGAAACTATCAATTGCTCCTGAGTTCTTATTAATTAGTGCTTCAAGTTTATTAATTGATGTTTCGTCAACCTTTGGAGCCTCGGTTACTGTTACTGGAGGTAATACATACAAGTCATTACCTTGGAACATATCAAACTCTTTCAACGGAGTCTCGTTGCCCTGTTCGTCAACCACTCGGTGGATAACAACACCTACTTGACTTTGTCCAATACGCTGTCCGATAGGACTATCTTTCTTGACCAAGTACTGTACAATTTGCGGTTTGAACATATACATGTCTTGTTCTAAGTTTGGCGTATTGAAATAAAGCATATCCCCTTTAAAGTATCCTCTAAAATCTTTTGGTGTTGCTTTATCCATAATGGTATAGGCTTTTTTCATATTTGTCGCTAGTGCTTTAAATCCTTCTGGATTACGCTGAGCACCCGGACGATTCATAAACATTTTCTCTACTGCTTCAGGACTTTTGTTTTTACCGTCATACCCTTTTGCACTAAAGCCGCCTTTGTCGGACAGCATAAAGTTTCCGTCTTCGTCTCTGCCGAAAATGACTGCTGGACTTCCGTCCCATTTAACTGTAACGTTGTCTTGTCCGCCATCTGCTAATTCCTTTAACTGTGTCAATGCACGTTTGGCGCCTGCACTGCCTTGGAAGAACACAAGGTCTTCCGCATGTTGAATACGTGCCTCTGCTTCAAACAATGGCTTATCGGTATTGCTTTTAGATTCTACCTTTTTTCTATCCTTGGCCAAGTTAAACATGTCAAGACCTTTTTTCGTATTAATGCCAGGCTTTCCTTTTACGTTCGGTAGCCAACCTTTGGCATTGGATTGATATGTATAAGTTGTTCCGTCGTCACTTCTAAAAGCACTTCCATCTTTTAAATTTCTAATGCTATTAATCTTGTCAGTGCTGTAAGAGTTGGATTGTGTTGGGTTTGTTGCAACTTGTGGTTCTGCCTTCTTAGTAGGTTCTTCTTTATCGTCTGGACCTTTAACAAGATCCTTGATGTCTTTGCCTGCTTTGAATGCAGTTTTAAGAATACCTGCGGCAGATGCATCACCTTTACCTGTACCTGTTTTGCGCCACTTCTGGCCTTTGTCCCAAGTTGCCTTTGCTCGCTGGGCTAGGCTTGGTCCTTTTTCAGGATTTTGTAATTTGTCTGTAAAAGTTTTAGGCTTGTCAGTTGCTACTTCTGGCTTCTTAGGAGCCTCTTTAATATCTTTATACCTCATTTAGCAAGTCCAATGTTTTTCTAAACCATTCACGGCCTTCGTATTGTACTGCTTCAGGCAGTTCAAGTCCGTCTTTTTCAAAATACTTTCTTGCATCATCTACCATTGCTTTGTAATTAGGATCAGTTTTGATCTTAGCAACAATAGTTTCTACACTGTCTAAGTCAGTGCCTTTGGCATTGTCACCTAAAATGTATTGTGCAATCTCGTCTGCATTTTTTGAAATTGTTTTATTTGTAATTCTGTCTACAAGTCCTGTTTGACTATTAAATTTATAACCATGATACTTTGCAATACTTGAAATAAGGATTGCTCTATGCACTCCTTTGTACGGCGTGTTATCGCCTGCACCCTTCATAGCAAACTTCATGAACTCAGGCTCGCCAAACATTAAATCTAGTTGTACAAACCCGTTCTTAGCATCTCCTTTGATCGGAGTTTTAAAATGCACATTGATGCCTGACTTTGCAATCCATGCACGGTCATCATCGTTAGGGGCGTTCTTGTCCTTCCATNCTTTTAGTTTAGCAACAATTTGNTCTTTGTTGTATTTGTCCTTGTCTACTGCAATGTCTAAGTCTCCGCTAGTACTGCGAATACCTGTTGAGCCAAGTTTGTTGTTGACCAAATCTAGTCCAACAATCTTTTCTGCCCATGCTAGTGTAGGGTCAACATCGGCTTGATTAATACGTTGTGTTGATGCTTCGCCGCTGTCGTTTTTGAATACGTTGCCGCCTTCTTTAAGAATCATTACGTTTACTCTCCTGAACTTTTTGAACTCCTCTGCGAAACTTTTTAGAGTCGCCTGTTCTAATACTGTTTAGGAATCTTCGCTCTAGATCCAACGCTTCTTGCTCACCGTAAGTTTCATTGATCTTCCCAATCAAGTTCACAGCACTTTCAATAATGTTTGTACCAGTGGTGGCAATAAACGAATCGTTGTCACGTTCGCGATGCAGATTGTTTAGTTCTTCTAATATTGATCTAGTTCGTTTTTTCATAACACAGTTTCCTTATAACTATTTATGGCTTTTACAAATAAATATGTTTGAACCGGGAGGGCACATATGAGTATTATAACACAAGATATCAAAGAACGCAGTCTCTTATTCGCTCAATTAGCACAAATTGCCTACTTGGACGAGGAGTCTGCAACAAAACAAGCACGTAAATTAGGTTTTACAACGACCGAGTTTTACGCAAAAGACGGCGCACAGGCATACCGCTTTATGAACAAAGAAGACTTAGTCATTGCGTGTCGAGGCACAGAGCCAACAGAGTTTAATGACATCAGTGCTGATCTAAAAGCACTACCAGTAATAGCCGAAACTATTAGTAGAGTGCATCAAGGCTTCAAAGCAGAAGTAGACGAACTATGGCCAATGGTGTTAGAAGATTTACAACGCAAAGCAAACGATAAGAAAAAGATTTGGTTCTGTGGACACAGTCTAGGAGCCGCAATGGCAACCATTATGGCAAGCCGTTGTCACTTATATCCAGGCATTGAACCTGTACAAGAACTGTATACATATGGTTCGCCAAGGGTGGGCTGGAAAGCATACTGTGATAATTTAGGTGTAACACATCATCGCTGGAAGAACAACAACGACATCGTCACTACTGTTCCTCTTGCTGTGATGGGTTACAAACATCACGGAGAACTACATTATCTAAACGCATACGGCAATGTTCGCAAGCCTACAGGTTGGCAGTTGTTTAAAGATAAGTTGCGTGGTATGTGGATGGGACTGAAGAAAGGTCAAATCGATAACTTTTCAGATCACTCAATGACCAACTATATAAACTATTTAGAAATGTATGCTTCAGGTAAAGAGAACAGCCAGCATTAATCTTTACGAATACTTTTATTGTAATTAATTGCTTCTTTCAAAATTGACAGGTCAACGTTACCGCGTTGGCCTGTTACTACGAGTGCGCTAGTATCTTTAGGAAAGCAATGTCCACCAAAGCCACGCTGGTCAGTTATCTCCATATGACTATTACCGATACGATTGTCCATTCCAGTATACTCGGCTACTGATGCATAATCAATATTAAGAGAGTTGCATAAGTCATACATTTGATTAAAGTATGCAACCTTAAGAGCAAGAAAACTATTGCGAGCGTACTTGGCTAGGATTAGTTCTTTGGGTTGTGCAACACTGATGTTAATTTTACCCATTGCCTTAATAAACACATCAGCCCAAACGGATGTGTTGCCGCCACCTAACAAAATAGTTTTAGTATTTTTAAAATCTTCTACTGCTGTTGCCGCACGTAGGAACTCTNGGTGAGAAAGTTAAACTATGCATTGGGAAACAATGTTCAATCATATCCCAACCTTCCACACTGATTGTACTTTTAATTAGAATAGGAACCTTGGGACTACGATCAATAACGTCATACACATTATCCATATGACAGCCTCCATGCGAGCCTTGTGGTGTACTCACACATATAATAACTGCATCTGGGTTGCCGAAATTATTATGGCCCTTCGCAGGATCATAAATTGTTATGTCAAAGAAACCTTTGAGTAGTTCGTAATGTGCTTGGCCAACGAACCCATAGCCTGCGATAGTAATATTCATAATAGTAATTATGTTGTTAGTGTTACAACCTCAATAGAAAAGGCAGAGCCGTTGCACCCTGCCTTAATTATTACAGTCCGTTTGGTACTATAACATAGTGTATCATTAACACTACGCCTACCGAAGCACCTAGTCCAATCATCATCTTGAAGAAGTCTTTGGTCACTAACGGAAACACTGTCTTGAACTTTTCCTTGCCTGTTATAGTTGCCATAGCAAGTTCTCGTCCACACAGTAAACCTACGAACACCCATGTTGTTGACATTGGAATATCGTTTAGTTCTTTAAAGAAAAACAATATTAGCCAGTACACACCATCAATGATGGTAGCACTTCTTACATATCTAGTATTGTGTTTCTCAAGTACAATCTTTTGAATCTTTCCTCCGCCTTCTTTAAACATAAACGCAAGTCCTACAACAAACACAAGACTCACTAGGATCATTAGGTCCCATGGAACTTGTCTTGGAAGGAACACAGCAATGTTTGCCATGTCATGACTTAGCCAAGTAAACCACAGGAAGCCTGTTGTCACCCATTGTGCTATTCGCCATGCTCGTTTATGTTCTTCTTTAACAGGCTTTGCTTCGTCGAGTAGTCGAGTAACTACTATCCAAATACAATATGCCGCCACAGCCGCGACTGCATAGCCCATCATGCTTTTCATCAACATCTTTTCCAGCACAAANGTACTTGCNAAAGCACTCAACACTAGAAAGGAAGTTGATACCGGTACACCTATTCGTGTNAGTATTAATAGTAGACCCGGTGCCATAGCATGATACCATTGTATCTCTTGAAACGGTATTTTGTTTAGTCGTCCATAACTAATATCTCCACCGTTGGCGTACCAACCATACCAAAGTGTATACAGTAGAACAGCACTAGCCGCTCCCCACATCACTTTCCAATTAAAACGTTCGTTATTACTTGCGATCCATGTACCGAGAGTTTGTACACTATCATTTGCGATAACTGCGTAACCTGCGAACAGGAAACCAACAGCCATCCATAGGGTGAGTGCGTCCATTATTATTTCTCCTCTGCTTGCCGCTTTTACCACGGCGCTCACNTACTAAGACAGGNCTCNACGTTGNCCTGCACGGAGCCCAATGCTCCTACGATTATTTATAGTAACACCATTAATTTGTATGTCAAGTGGGTTATACATAAATAGTACGGCAAGATAAGTTCTCGACCTGAGTAGTTGGTAGCACAACTGGCGTCCGCCTTAAACGACATCATTACATAAGGAAAACAAAATGACACAGATAGCAAAAGCACTGGGTCGTGTGATGATGACTGCTGTCTCATCCCTGTCCCAAGCAAATACAAAGAGACACGCTGATGTTCAGCGTTGGGTAGAAACGGAATATCGTAACGATCCTAACTATGCATATCAATGTTTAATACATGGTATTAAACCAAACATGCGTTAAAACAATAAGCCCCCAATTAAGGGGGCTTATTTCTAAATATTATCAATCATATAAACTATACCAAGACTCGTTCTAAAATAACTTTGTGTTGGTGATTCAGCATTGTGCCACATTGTGCTTGGAAACATTACTGCACGATTAGGTTTGAAGTCTACTGTCTTAATTATGTTGCCACCTTTTTGATCGTAAAAAGATGTGCCACCATCGCCATTTAGATATACAACAATAGTGTAGACAGTTGGTTGGTCACCATGTATATCTGCGTGTGGCCACATTACATAACCTTCACCTTTCATAGTGCCATTAAAGCGCAATCGTTTCATGTCATGCACATCTGCATCGGGATAGGTTTGTTGAATATTAGTACGACAATACTCGTCAATGGGTTGCATAATATTCATTGGATCAAAATGAATTGCACCTTCTTCATATATGTTCCACGTCATAAAACGTTCAACAAGGTGCTCTTGTGTAAGTCCTGAACTTTCACTCACTACTTCACAATACTTCCACGGAACATATTCACTTTTTGCAATAAGGTCTGCAAACACATCGTCAGGGAAGAAGTTGTCCCAAGTAACAATACTATCTATTTGAGCCATCCAATCCTCTTGCCTAATTTAGTACGCTTTTCGTGTTCGGCAACTGAACCTGGAAAACGCCATGCCCACAGAGCGACCAATGCCATAAAGCCTCCGCTCCATAGTACTGCTTTGATGTTGCCTGTTGTAAACCAAAGGAATGCTAACGAGGACGACATTACTGCCACCATCGCATACTTGCCTTTGGTAGGGAATACTCTTTTCTGTACCCAATTAGTTAGGAACGGTCCAAAGTATTTGTGATTGTATAACCAATCATGCATACGCTTACTGCTCTTAGCAAAACAATATGCCGAGAACACTAAGAAGATACTGAATGGAATGCCCGGAACTATTACTCCAATGTATGCCATTCCTAAAGATAAGAAACCAAGTCCCATCCATAGATATTTTTTTATTTTATTCATGTTATTCCTTTCAGTATCCTTGGCTACGCTTAAAAACCTTACGCAAACTATCAATTAAGTTGCTGACCATAGCATCTGTATGATATGGTGTGGGAGCAAAACGCAAGCGTTCTGTTCCTACTTCAACAGTTGGATAGTTAATACTTTGGCAATAGATATTATAATCGTCTAATAACAAATCGCTCATTGCTTTTGCTTGTTTAGCGTCACCTATCATTACTGGAACAATATGTGTTGAGTTTTCCATTACAGGGATCTCTGCGTTAGCCAATGCTACTTTTAGAGCCTTCGCTCTTTGTTGGTGTTGTTGTCTTAGTTCGTTATGATCCTTAAGATACTTTACACTTGCCAATGCCCCTGCACAAAGTACAGGACTCATTGATGTTGTAAAAATAAAGCCTGAGGCGACAGAGCGGATAGCGTCTATGACAGAGCGATTCCCTGCTATGTATCCGCCCTGCACCCCAAAGGCTTTACCAAGTGTACCATTTAGGATATCTATCTTGTCAAGACAGCCAAGTTCATCTGCATACCCCGCGCCTGTACTCCCGTACAGCCCCACTGCATGAACTTCATCAAGATAGGTAATGGCATTGTACTTTTCTGCTAATGCACAAATCTCTGGAAGTTTACTCACGTACCCGTCCATGCTATACACGGATTCGAAGACTATGCAAGGGGTGCCTTCGACGTCTCTTAGTAATTCCTCTAGGTGGTCAAGATCATTGTGCCTGAATATTTGTTTGTCAGCACCACTGTGTCGGATTCCTTGTATTAAGGAAGCGTGATTCTTGCTGTCACTTAGGAACACAATGTCGGGAATGATGCGTTTTAGTGCCACCAGACTCCATTCGTTTGCTACATAAGCAGACGTGAATAAGAGCGACGACTCTTTGCTATGCAAATGAGCCAACTCGTATTCGAGCGCCACGTGATAGTGAGATGTGCCTGCAATGTTACGGGTGCCGCCCGAGCCTGCTCCAGTTTGATCTAGTGCAGTATGCATTGCGTCTAGAACAACCTTGTTCTGACCCATGCCAAGATAATCGTTTGAGCACCAATTCACAATGTTCTTAATTGCATATTTGCCGTACCAGATAGCATTAGGAAACTCTCCACGTTCACGCAATATGTCGTTAAACGTACGATACTTTCCGTCATCTTTTAGGCTGTTGATTAGATTTTCAAACGGTGTCTTGTCTATCATGCAACTATTTATGTGCGCAGATAATGATTAAGTAGTAATTAGGTTTGCGTTAAGCATTATCCTATGACTGTGCTGGATAGGATAACTTCCGGCATGATAAAAGTTACCGTCAAATAGTAAGGCTCTTCCTTTTTTAGGACTTACTCTTTGTTTGATATTAAACTCACCAGGGTTGGGATCCATAGGATCAAACTTACGATCGAATATAAAAGTATCCCCATCGCTATCATTAACATAATAGATGAGTACCATATGATCGCTGGGCATATCAGTATGAGGTTCTTGACATTGTCCATCTTGCCAGTTAGGTATTTGTACATTTAAGTTTGCTTTCAGTCTGTGATAGCCGCTATTATTAAAGCCATGTTTCTCTGCAAAGTATTTAAGTGTGCTAACTGTAGGATAATAATTACTCATGGGTCCTTGTTCGTCATTAAAAAAGTTATGAACAAATCCGTGAGCATACTTAAACCGTGAGTCATGTAGTTTAGGCTTGCCGTTATTAATACTTGGCCTATAGTACCAAGGGAAGTTGTAGTTCCCTAAAGTAGTTTCAATCTCATCTGCATAACTTTCAGGTAAGAAATTATCAACAACCTCTATCATATAATCAGTCCTGCATTAATAATAAATCTTGCTTGAGTTTCTATAGGATTGTTACTACCATGATAACGAAGCCCGTCAAAAATAACTGCTCGGCCTTTCTTTGGAGTAACTCTTTTGAGTACNGTAAATTCGTCTGGCTCAGCCTTTTCGTTGAACGTTTGATCAAAGAAGAATGTATCGCCGTCACTATCATTTGCATAGTATAAACATACGAGATGAGGAATAGGCATATCAACATGCGGCTCTTGGACTGTATCATTGGACCAGCCAGTAACTGGCACAGTCAAGTTTGCTTTCAGCCTATAATATCCCATAGTGTTGTGAGGAACAAAATGTTGTAGGTTTTGTACAAGTCCCCAAAACGCACTTTGCACTCCGTGCTCTTGATGATAAAACTGATGAGTAAACCCGTGACTGTACATAAAACGGTTGTCTTGTACTTTAGGTTTACCTGTTGTAATGTTTGGTTGGTAGTACCACGGAAAGTCATGTCTCGAAACAGTCTGTTCTATCTCATCTTGATATGATTGTGGTAAAAAATTGTCAATAACTTCTAGCATATAATTAGTTATTGAAAAGAATAAACCCCTATACGTTTTATGGTATAGGGGCTTACCTGTTCTCTATAATTTTACTACTTGTTATTTTATAGGCTATGCCCGTTTCTTTACATAGTTTTAAACTGTTAGTCTATTATTTATTACCATTCACAAAAGCATAAAACTTATCAGCGGCTT